CAGTCTTAAATTTCAATTAGACCAAGTAGCTGCCAGTATGTCCGTGTTTCAAAGTGCTTTTGTGGAGGCTTCTAAAGAAGTCGCTGAAGAAGTTTTAGAAAAAGAAGAAACCAAAGAGGTAAATTAAGATGATGTATATAAATATATTTGTATGGGTAACCGCTATTGTTGCAATAGCTTCACTTGTAGCCGCCGTAACTCCTACTCCGAAAGGAGATAAGTTTTTGGCAAAGCTGTATAAAGTTATAGATTTTTTAGCTTTAAACATAGGCAAAGCTAAAGACAAGTAGATGGCCAAAAAGACCACCGTGGAAGTTGCAGCAGATCTAGACAAGCACGAAGCAGTATGTGCTGAGCGTTGGTTAGAAACTATTAGTCGTATTAAACGTCTTGAACTTTTTGTTATTGCTACTTTAGTTACATTATTATTAAGTGCTGGAGCCATACTGGCTGAGCAAGTTTTTTAAGATGAAATATGCCATACGCCAAATACACATTCAAACCAGGAATCAATCGTGAAGGTACTGATTACAGTAACGAAGGCGGGTGGTTCAATGGTAATTTAGTAAGGTTTCGTCAAGGACGCCCTGAAAAAATAGGCGGTTGGCAAAAAGATACTGACACAAGCTATTTAGGCACAGGCCGGGCTTTGCACGGTTGGGTGGATACCGAGGGAACAAAATATTTAGGGCTTGGAACCACTTGGAAATATTACGTTTCAACTGGGCAGAATTTTGACGATATCACTCCTATCCGCGCTACTACAACAAATGGAATTACTTTCGCAGCAACGGATGGATCTTCTACTATAACAGCTACAGACTCAAGCCACGGATGCGTGGCTAACGATTTCGTTACTATTTCAGGAGCCGTATCTTTAGGGGGCCTAGTTACTGCCGCAGTTTTAAACCAAGAATATCAAATTATTGCTGTTCCTTCAGCTAACACTTACACATTTACTGCTAAAGATACGGATGGGGATACCGTTACAGCTAATGCTAGTGACTCAGGAAACGGAGGCTCAGGGGTAGACGGGGCGTACCAAATTAACGTAGGTCTTGATGTGTATGTTCAAAGCACAGGTTGGGGAGCAAGTACGTGGGGCTCGGGTACGTTTGGTAGTTCTTCCGCAATAAGTTCTAGTAACCAATTACGGTTGTGGTCACACGATAATTTTGGTGAAGATCTTCTTATGAATGTTCGTGGAGGCGGTATATATTATTGGGATGAAAGTGCGGGGTCTACTGTAAGAGCAAAACCTTTTACAGAACTCACAGGGGCAAATTTAGTTCCTACAATTGCGCTACAAATTTTAGTAAGTGACATAGACAGGCACGTAATTTGTTTTGGGGCAGACCCAATTGATGCTAGTAATGTTAGATCCGCTGCATCAGATCCTATGCTTATTGCTTGGAGTGACCAAGAAAATGCCGTCGAATGGGAACCTTTGTCTACTAATACGGCAGGGTCTCTTAGACTTTCTGCTGGGTCTTTAATTGTTGGAGCAATAAGAGCGGGGCAAGAAACGTTGGTTTGGACGGATACTTCACTGTATTCTTTATCGTTTATAGGCCCTCCTTACGTATTTGGAACAACACTACTAAATGAAGGCGTTGGACTAATTAGCCCAAAAGGAGCCGTAAATACGGCAAGAGGAATCTTTTGGATGGACAGAAAAGGTTTTTATAACTATTCAGGAAACGTAGTACCTATTCCTTGTAGCGTTCACAGCTATGTTTTTAGTGATCTTAATGAAGGTCAATCGCATAAAGTTTTTGGATTTTTAAATAAACAATTTAATGAGGTAGGATGGTTTTATCCTTCTTCTTCTAGCACAGAAATAGATCGTTACGTAACGTATAACTACGATGAGCAAACGTGGAGCATTGGTGAACTAGCACGTTTTGCATGGCTTGATGAAGGTATTGTTGCGTACCCTAGGGCCACGGGCGTAAGTAGCTCAACCAATTATTTATACCAGCACGAACAAGGAAATGACGACGATGGTTCTGCAATGTCCAATGTCTTTATAGAATCCAGCGATTTAGATATTCAAGAAGGAGAGTATTTTTCCTCCATTAGTCGAGTCATACCCGATGTTAAATTTACAGGGAGTGGTGGGGCAGACCAAACCATTAATTTTATTCTAAAAACCAGAAATTACCCCGGTGAGTCTTTAGTAACCAACACAACGCAAAACGTAACCGGAACAACCACGCGATTGGATACGCGCCTACGCGCGCGACAAATGGCGTTTAGAGTGGAGTCCGATGATGATAATGCAGATGCTAATACACAAACAGGGGTGGGCTGGGTTTTAGGCGACACTCGTATGGACGTTAAACCAAGCGGTCGTAGATAATGGCCAGATTATTAAACACAAGATTACCCATTTCTTCTGATCCTTTGGTTGTTCCTTCTTTTGTCTACAACAGGATGATTAGGATTATTGAAATTACTTTAGCTAGTTTTGACCCAAGTGCAACACCACAATACACAGAAACAATTCGCGATCAAAATTTATTTAATGCTGGTGATATTATATGGAATCTTACTCGTGAAACGTTGCAGTATTTTGATGGAACAAATTGGTACAATTTGTCCGAAGAGCAAGAAGAAGTAGGGTTACAAGCAAACGCTTCTGTAGGAGAAGTAACGGTAACGCTTGATGGCAATGTAACAATTAATATAACAGGGCCCACTAGCGGTTGGGACACGGAGAAGTGGTACACATAATGAATAAAGAAAAGTTAATAGACGAGCTTATTGTTGATGAAGGTTGTATAAATAAGATATACGCAGATCATCTTGGATTCCTTACACTTGGCGTTGGTCATTTAATCTTGGACACAGATCCAGAAATTAATCAGCCCGAAGGAACTCCAGTATCAGACGAAAGAATCAACGAATGTTTACACAATGACATAGACATTGTGTGCGACGAACTAAACAGAAACATGCCGTGGTGGAAAGAGCTAGACGAGACACGCCAACGTGTTCTTGCTAATATGTGTTTTAACTTAGGTTGCCCTAGATTAAAGAATTTTAAAAATTTCTTAGCGGCTTTAGAAGCAGGCGATTTTGAAACTGCCGGAGACGAAATGATGGACAGTAAGTGGGCCACGCAAGTAGGCAACAGAGCCGTTAGATTACAGGAGAAAATGATTCATGGTAGCTAGAGTTAAACAAATAAAAAGAAAACCCATGAAAAGCGGGAAAGTGTCCAATTATAAGAAAGCTTTAAGGAGGCCGTAATGGCTAAGAAAGGACTGTACGCAAACATACACGCAAAAAGAAAAAGAATAAAAGCTGGGTCAAAAGAAAAAATGAGAAAGCCCGGTACTAAAGGCGCTCCTACAAAAGCAAATTTTAAACGAGCTAAGAAAACGGCTAAGAAGTAATGGCGGCAAGGCAGACAGCAATACGAAAAACCACTAAAGGTAAGGGGGCTAATTATCGCCCTACCAAAAGTGGGGCGGGCATGACTAAAACAGGTGTTAAAGCATTTAGAAAAAAGAACCCTGGATCTAAGTTGCAAACAGCCGTAACAGGTAAAGTAAAACCAGGCAGTAAAGCAGCAAACCGACGTACATCTTATTGCGCAAGGTCTGCGGGTCAGCTTAAGAAAAGCTCTGCTAAAACAAAGAATGATCCTAATTCAAGGATCAGACAAGCGCGCAAAAGGTGGAAATGTTGATATGTATGAATATAAATGCAAAGTTAAAAGAGTGGTGGATGGTGACACTATGGATGTTGTTATTGACCTTGGGTTCGATATTTTTCATTCTTGCAGGGTCCGTCTGGCTTCTATTGATACGCCCGAGTCGAGGACTCGTGACTTGGATGAAAAAGCACGAGGTAAGCTCAGTAAAGCCTATCTTAAAGAAACTATTAAAGGAAAAAAGATTGTATTAAGAACTAAAATAAAAGACGCAAAAGGTAAATTTGGACGAGTAATAGCCGAAGTTTGGGCGGAGTTTGAGGAAGGTTCTTTAAGGAATGTTAATGAATTGATGATAAAAGAGTGCTACGCGGTAAAATACAACGCAGAAAACAAAGCCTTGGTTGAAGAAGCGCATCTGGCAAATCGTGCTATATTAATAGAAAAGGGGCTGTTTACCCCCGTGGAGCCTAAATGAAAATAGCTTTAATAATGGGTGTGCTATTAATTGCTACCATAGCAAGTTCAGCTTGGTATATAGATAGACTCCAAGATAATATAGGCACATTAAAAGGTAATCAACTTGTTTTAGAAGCCAAGGTCCAAGAACAAAACGAAGCTATTGAAACCGCTTTAAACAACCAAAAAAAGGCCCAAACGCTTATGGCTTCTTTAGAAAAAGACAAACAAGAAGCGATGCGTGATGTGAATAGGCTAAGGAAAACATTTGCTAGACACGACTTAGATGAATTGACTCTAGCGAAACCAGAACTCATGCAAGGCAAAATAAATAGGGCTTCCAAACGAGTTTTAGAAAATTTAGAAAAATTAACCGATCCCAACCAATTTGATGAAGAAGTTAGCAATAATACTTAGTTTGGCCGTAGTGGCTTCAAGCTGTTCTATGATGGGGGATAGGGTCAAGCCTGTTTCCGTAACCACCATTGCTAAACAACAACCCATGTACCATCCGCCTTTACCCATGGAAGTGCAAATGGATCCCGTGGATTGGGAAATATTAACCCCAGAAAATATGGTAATATATCTCGATAATTTAGAAAAAGGAGACGCACCGAGAAGGGCATTTTATACCTTATCCAGCAAGGAATACGAACATTTAAGCATGGATATGGCGGATATAACCAGGTACATAAAAGAAGTATTGGGTATTATAAAGTTCTACAGAGATTACGATAAAGAAGAGGAAGGAGAAAACAATGAGTGAGGACAGAGGAAGATTTGGTGGTGACATGGACAGAAATGAGGTTGAAATTGACCTTAGTAAGTTCATGGAGTTGCTACAAGAACAATCCACTTTAAAGGACAGAATAAGAGAGTTAGAGGACGAAGGCACTAAGAATCCGCATCAAAGGTGGATATTTCTTGCTCAAGCCATAGACAGTTGGCGTATATTTCCAAGAGCCTTTTTAAGTGTTTACATGTATTTATTGTATTACACTACCTTTTGGTTCATGGACTTGGCAGCGCCTAGTTTTGAGCAATCAGGATTAATCTCTATTGTGGTAGGTGCAGGTGCAGCATGGTTTGGTCTTTACGCAGGTACTTCAGGTTCTAGTAAGTCCTTTAAAGGCGAAGATAAGTAACAAGACAAGGACTAAAAAAGACGATAAGATAGGAGACATTATGGCAGACGACACAAATTTATGGGATGATATATTTACCACAAATATTGATGATTATACTTATGACGCAGATGATTATTCTATAGAAAGCTACTTGGACGATTCTTGGGATACTGATTTATGGGGCGGTAGTGATCAATACGATGATTTTGGTTTAGCCGATCTTTTTGATAATTATAATTTTGACGATACTTTTTCCGCAGGCGATTATGATGTAGGAAGTGCGGAGTTTACAGATTGGCTGGACAGTTATCTTGACGATCCTTTTGGACTTAACGATGAAGACGATATAAATTACTACGGCGCTGATGATTACAGCTGGATAGACGATTATGAATATGGGGACGTTATACCCAATGTAGAAAATATGGATTTTACGCCTGAAGGTCAAATAAGTGCTTGGATGGAAAATTGGTTAGAAGAACAAGACCCTACTTATAACGCTAGAGATCCGTATGATTTTGGTGAAGAAGAAAGTGGTAATTGGTTTCTTGAATTTATAAAGACGATGACAGGCAATATGGGGAATAATCCACCCAGATCGGGTAATCAAATGGGTGCTGTTGGTCAATATTTAGGTGATTTTCTTAGTTCACCTTTGGCTGCGTTATTATTGATGAACCAAAAAAATAAAGACGCTAGAGAACAAGTGAACATTCCAATGGGACAAGAAGCTTACGGATCAGGTGCGGGAGTAGGTTCTCTTCCAGACTATCGAATTTCTAACATACAACCAGCATTACTACCGGGAATGGCTTATGCCAATCAACCCACTACTTTTAACAACACACCTCCAGGTATGCAAGCGGGTGGACTAACTTCTCATAATCACCCACAGCTTCATTCACATGGAAGTACCCACCCTGATGATGCTGTACCAGGAATGCCGGGCGCAAGAAGACTGCCTTTTAGACCAAAGTTTGGAACGCCAGAATACGAAGCTCTTATGAATAATGGTATGCAATCAGGTGGTGTAGCCAGTTTAGAAAATATGATGGACGGACCGGGAGACATAACACAAGCCATGTTAGAGCCAGGAGAGTTTGTCATGACAAGGAAAGCCACGGAAAATTTAACCCCTGAGTATCTATACAGTTTAATGCACCAAGCAGAGAACGCAGGAAGGATGACATAATGGCAGACTACGCAGGAAACTACACAACAGCGACTTACGAAGAACCGTACGCGCAGGCTATGCGACAAGGCTATTTGAACTCCATGTTCGATTTTGCCAAACAACCGACACCAGTACCCGTCAGACAAGTTGCTGGGCTAAGCCCCGAAGAATTAAAAGCCCGTCAACTTTCGGGTGGATTAGGAGGATTTACTCCGTATTTTGAGCAAGGCGCACAAATGATGCAAGGGGGCTACGGCACTCAACAACAAGGCAGAGACATGTACGGCAGAGGCGCAGATGCTGCTAATGTAGGCATTGGTATGTACGGCAGAGGAGCCAATCTAACCGATCAAGCCAGTTCGTTTTACGCTCCGGGTGCAGCTGAACAATTTTACAATCCTTACGAAACTG